TAGTAAGTATTGAAGTCTTGATGACCTTCTGAGTTGCGTTCAAACAATACATACAAGCATGAACGCAATCTCTGACTTGGTGTCTTGTTTCCCATCTCTTCTGCATCTATCTTGATTGACTTGAGCAGTTCTTCATCATTGTAGTTGAATGATTCACCTTTAAATGCCATCATACCAACACCCGATGTCCATTGATTGAATAACTCTGCTGCTTTTGCTGGTGCTAGTTCTTGAGTTCCTATCACTATCTTTAATGTCTTGTCTCTTCTTGTTGCAACTGATTCAATTGCACAAGGTATAAGTAATAGATTGCTATCCATAGAACTCATTATAGAAGTTTAAAGATGCTCTTGGTGCATATCTTTCAGTCTCTGAATCTTCAAGTCCACATTCATAAGCACCCATCACTTCCATCTTATGTTGAGATTTTAACTCTTCATAGTTAGATGTGAGCCATAGATTAAAATCATCTATGTTAAGTTCGTTTTGTTTTTCAAAGATTAGTTCAATTGATGTTTGTTCAGCAGCCATAGTGTTCAGATTTAGTTGATTTGTTTGATTTGTATTCAGCACTCACTTTATCAAGATATTCTTTGACTAGTGCTTTGATAATACTCTTGTGTGATGTTGGTATGCGAAATGTGATATTTATTGTCTTTTCACCATACTTAAATGGATGACCTGCACCTGCACGTTTACCACCTCTGTTTTCTTTCTTAATCTGTTTCATAGTCAACAAATATAGTGATTATATGATTATGTTATACGTTCTGATTGATTAAAATAATGATAATTGATTTTGTGATACATCTTTCCAAGCATCTGCATTAAATATTATTACATCTTCACTATCTGTTGATTTTTTACCGATGTACTTGAATGAGTAACTTGGTCTATTCAATAACTTTCTTCCGCTTGTATCATTTGCAAAATCTGCTTTGAGATTTGATAATGTTGGTTGCCAATTCTCTTTATCTTTTGTGAGTGAGATTCCTAATGCTGGATTAATTGTTCTGATGTACATCTGACTTTCTATTTTCATGTACAATGATGAGAAATAATCAATAAGTGATTTACCTATGCCTAAACCTTGATAATCCGGTAGTGTGACTATTCTGCTTATTCGTCTAGTTTTAGCATCACCAACACCCGGAAATGGTAGTATAGCAATAAATGCTACAGGTTTATCATTCCATATAACTACATAACTAATTGCAGCAGGATTCAGATTGTGATTTAGATAATGATGATGTTTGAATATGCGCCAAGTTTCATATCTACATCGAAATATCTCCAACTGGATTTTTGGTCTCGATTGCCTGACAAACTCAGGTCTTTCGACCCGCCTCTTATTTGGGCTATATATCCAATCTGGATTTAACCATTCCATGATATCAAAATGACAACTTGCTAGTATGATTTTCTTTTTCTCTCTTCTGATATACTTCTGCAATGCATTACTCATTGCTTTTGCAACATCTCTATCAACAACACTAGTATACTCATCAATCAGTATAACTTCATTGTCTTTTGCTTTTGCAACACAATATGCTAGATTAGCACGATATTGTTCTCCATTGCTTAATGTTGCATGAGGTCTCAACCAACATGGTATTGATGCCAAACCCATTGCACTAAGTAGATGTGCTGCTTCTTCTGGTGTCATCCAATCAAAGTTTGATATCAAACTTTTTTGATTATCAAATACAGGTGATGCTATCTCACCGAATGATTTTAGTAGTGTTGACTTTCCTGTTCCACTACCGCCGTAGATGACTCCAATGCTCCATTCAAAGTCTAGTCTGATATTGTTTTCAATTGATACAACACTCTCTTCTTGATTTTGAATATCATATGCATTATACACATATTCTGTGTACTCATCATTTAATATTTTGTGTTTAAGTTCTATTTTCATTTTATGCTACATTGTTTGTTAGTACAGAATATTTTACCATGATAGACTTTTGCAAATTCACATTTTCCACTTCTTATCTCATAGTATGATAAGATGCATTCTAGTCTCCACATTTCTTGAAATGCATATGAGTTATTGAATAGTTCTTCAAACTGCTCATATGTTAGATTCATTTCATCAAGCATTACAAACGGCTCTGTTTGATGCTTTGATAGATAGTTTACATACTCAGAATGGAGTGTGTTCTTGCTTGTTCCAGTCATTGTCAGTATATTTTCGTAAATCATTAGATTGTGGTAGAAATGTGCTTCCAACATCATGTGTTGTGACATCATTAAAGTTTGTCATGTTGATAGAATGTCTGAATTCAACTACACCTGTTGCACCTTGACGATGTTTCTCAAATAGATAGAATATGTGATTTGTGTATGGTGTATCATTTTCATCACTCAATCCATAGTATGCAGGTCTCCAAACAAAAGCAACTGAGTCTGCATCTTGTTCTAATGAACCTGATTCTCTTAAGTCAGATAGAATTGGTTTTTTGTCTGGTCTCTTTTCTACTTCACGACTCAATTGAGCAAGTGCAATGATTGGTATTCCAAGTTCTTTTTGTGCTGCTTTTAAAGTTCTACTTATTTCTGCAACTTCTGCTTCACGATTACCGCCTTTAAATCCTTCAATAGTCATCAATTGCAGATAGTCAATGATGGCCCATTTGCATCTACCTTTTCTGTGTTCTTTCTTCATCACTCTTATTGCTTCATGTACACCGCATCTTGCTTTGTCATAGATTAAGAATGGTGCTTTTTCAATGCTTCCAATAGTTTGTTCAAAAGAATGAAGTTCTGATTGACTTAGATTTCCATCTCTTAATCTAGATGAGTTTATTGAATCACCTGCTTGTTGAAGTATTAATCTTTGACAAAGTTGAGATTTGTTCATCTCTAGATTGAAGTAAATTCCTGCTTCATTAGACTTCATTCCATGAAATAGTGCTAGAGCAGTCTTTCCCATGCTTGGTCTTCCTGCAATTATTATGAATTCTGGATGAAAACCGCCTGTGAACTTATTAAGTGACTTCAATCCTGTATCAATTCCTGTAGTCTTGCCTGATAATGTCAATGCTGCTCTTCTGTAGTATGATTCACGTTCATCATTTGTGAGTTCTGATAAGTCAATTATATTATCTGAGTTAGAACCGACATCAAGCAAGTTTGTGAGTGATTTAATGATAGATGTTGCAGTAGTATATCCATCAACATTAGATGCAAGACCAAGAGATTGTTCAGTAATGATATTACTTATTGACCTCTTTATATGCTCATCTTTTACAATAGCAATGTATTCATTAACAGGTTCATTGTATGTTAAGTTATTTGTCCATGTTACAATCTCTGCTATCTCTTTAGATGTGAACTTATCAATGTCTTTAGCAGTCATGAAGAAGTTGACCATGTTAGGTGTAAGACCTTTATCAATCGTTTTCTTAATTACTGCATAACATCTAGAAGTTAGCATCTCATTGAAGAGATGCTCATTCAGTTGAGGCATTAAGTCTTGATGTGTTTCGCCTGTCATCAAGATGCCTATAAGTGCTTGTTGTGGGTTTGTCATAATTTATCTGCTTTGAAATATATCTCTGATTGATTTCTTGCTTTTTCTAAAATCTTATGCTCTCTGTTCAATCTTTGGTCTTCATTCTTCCAATAGAAGTCCAAAAGTTCTTCTTTAATTTTGTTTTCTTGGTCTTCCCAAGTTTCAAACTTCAATTTTTCAAGACCTTTCTCAGTTACATTATACTGCTTCCAACCTGTCTGAATCCATCTACTTACAGAACCTACCTTTATTTTCGACCTTATTTCAAAGGTTACACTACTATAAATTACAGGTTCACTTTGAGATGCTTGGTTTAAAATTTTTTCGTTTAACTTCCACATGATGTTTAAATTTGTTTGATTAAGTAAATGAATGGGTGGTTGTTAGCCACCCTGATTGATTAAACTGCTAATGTGACTTTTTTAACTGAATACTTTGAACCATAACACTCAAAGCATATACCACCACAATAGTAGTTAAATTGTTGAATGAATCCTTTACCATTACATCTTTCACATTCGCACTCTTCTAAAGATGAAATAGCAAATGATTTAATGTGTTTTTCAGATACTGATGGATTTTGAATAAAAGTACCAACTTCTTGCAAAACATCTTTAGCATCAAAATCAGAGCCTAAATATGCTCTAAGAGTAAAACCATATCCTTTAATCTCAAGGTCAAATTTTTTAAGATTGCCATTTGAATCTTTATGTTTAGGATTAGTCCAAATACGACCCTTCTCTTGAATGCTTATAGTAATAAATCCATCAGCAATAATCTTGTTAAGTGCCTTAACAAAGTAACTACGATTGTCACCTTGCTCTTCTCTATTAGCACTAGTAAAAAGTTCGTTTACTAAATTTTTTTGAGATGTCATAATGTTTGATTTAGAAAGTAAGTAAAAAAATGTGTGACTGATTGATGAGCAAATGTAAAACTATTATTTGAATACGCAATACATTTATAGATTATTTTTAAATATTTTTTTGTACGTATTGATTTTGATTTTTTGTACGTGCAAACTCAAATGACATCATCTCCAATATACTTCTGACCTTGTGAACTGCGATTGAATACAACTTGTGCTTGTTTGACATAGTTGTTAGATGGTTGCTTTTCTCTTTGCTTCCATGTAGATAGTCTTCTGTTTGTGTCCCATGCTTTTTCAGCAGTGAGTCTCATCTTTCCATTAGATAATGGTTCTGACCAATAAGAATAGAATGCATTACAAGTATCTTTTCCGTACTTATCAATCAATGGTTTTATCTCATTAATCAAGTCTTGACTAGTATATGATTTGAATGTTGGTGCTTTAGCACTTTTAATAATAACACTATCATTATCTCTTACACTATCATTATCATTTACATTAACATTATCAGTTGGTTCTGTTGAACACGCATCAACACATTCAACAGATGTTGATTCTGTTGAACTCTGTTGAACAAGTCTTGCTCTTTTTTCTGCTGATATTTTTCCTGCTTTGCTTTTTGCTTCTAGTGATTCTTGATAACTTTCAGAATCTCTATCTAATTGTAGTTTTATAGGATTGAATACAAAGAACATCATATTTGATGGCTCAGGATATGTACCATATATCTTATACTCAAATATGAGTCTAGTTAATTGACCTAACTGCTCATCATTCAAATGTCTTATTGTCTCATAAGAATCATGATATAATAAAAATGCTTTTTTGCGTTTCATATCAATTAAAAAAGCCATATGCTGACTGCGGTAGAATCGACTTTGATATGAATCTCAGTCTCGCAGTCACCATATGGCAACAATTTTTTACAATTCACTCAAGATTCTACCTTTGAGTGCTGCTAATTTACAAAATTAATTTACTTATTGCTTGTTTTTATCAAATCAATTTTAAGACATCAAACAAACGATTTACCGAACTTATTGTATTTTTGATACTGCACTACGTTTTTAAAAAGATAATGCTTTTGACTGATAATCAATCAATTGCAAATCATTATTTTTCTATTCTTGATTGATATAACTTTCAATGACTTTGATTGTTTCATCTACACCTGTAGAAAATAGTGCAGCATAACCTAATTCATTCAATGCTTTTAAGACTTCTGCTTGACGTTCTAAATGCTCATTTGATTTAAGTGAACCATCTTTCTTAAATGGATTTGACTTATCATTTTTAATTTCAACAAACAACCCAGCAAAACCTCCACGAGGCAAAGCAATGAATAAATCAGGATATCCTTTGATTGGATTTTGTGCTTTATGCTTATTTGCCATATATGGACTTAAATACATACCAGCAGCAAAATCAAATCTGAATATCAATTTAGGATATTTGATTGATAGATATCTTGCTACTACTTTGTAAATTTCGACTTCGTGATTCATTTAAGAATAGTTTGTAGTTGTGAATAATTTGCTCTCTTGAATTGTTTGCAAGATAGAGATAGTAGTCTAATTCATAGTATGGTCTCCACTCAAATCTGTATGACTTTGGATAGAGTCTTTGTAATGATGACAATGTATGAGTCACATCAACTATTGGTGCTTCATCTTTTAATTCTACACCAGTCATCATTGACATTCTTTTTTGAATTAACAAAGTCAACTTGTTATGATTGATGTCTAGATATTTAGCAATTTCAGATGATGATAAATCACCTCCACAAAGAAACCATCTATTGACTGCAATCATGTATCTATCATCAATGTCTTTGAATTTATTTGACTTATTAGTCAAGTATTCAATATGTTCGATTATATCAGATTTCATTATTTCTATAGTTTTTAATCAATTCAAATACTTGATATGATTCATTTTCTGCCCATGTTATTAGTTCTTCTTCATCTGTATGCAAATCAAAACTAAGATGCATCAATTCATGCATTATAAGACCAAATGTCTCAATCTCAGTATTACATCTGCTAAGATTTATAAACACATAATTTCTATCTGAGTTTGGTATTAGATTACACCATCCTGCAATGTATGATGATTGATTTGTGTTATTATAATTTTCGCAGTCTATAAGATTAAGTCCATGCATCTCTGATACATTATAGTGATTGAATATATCACATGGACTATAACTGAGCAACAAATCATATTTACTTCTTGATATTATCTTCATTGATTACATTGTATACTTGTTCATAATACTCATTGCCAGTGCTATAGTTTTCAAGAATAAAACCATTCTTACCTAGCCAATATCCATCATTCCAAGCAGATGCAATATGCATCTTTTCAATATTTACATAATTCTCAATGATATCAATTACTTCTGGACATTCTCTATTTAATCGTGAATGATTACTGAGAATGAATAATAGACTTTCAATTGTTGATTTACTTTTCATAGTTCAAGATTTGTATGATGAGTTAAAGTTTGATTTGAGTTCTTCAATATTGATATCAAGATATCCTGTTATCAATTTATAAGCATCTGCAATTTCATAGTCATTGTGTCTATAGACTAATATGCTATCAGATGTACTACCTAGTTTTTTGCTTCTAGATGTGACTCCAATGTAGTAGAAGTTCTTCGGGTCAATTCCTGCTATGAGAGAGTACCAAACTGCTTGAATATGATTGTAGTGCTTTATCATGTCAGATGCAAATACATCTAGAGTCTTAGCAGATGTAGTCTTGATATCTGCAATCACATTCAACTGCTGATTGTAAATGTCAAACATTGCTTTACCTTCAATAGTATGTCTACCAATCTGAACTTCTTTGATAATTGGATACTCATTAACTGCACCATTCATGATTCTAGATGCTACAGAATGATTGCTGATTGCTTTGTGAACATTGTATGCTTCAAGATTCATATCTTCAACTTTCAAATCAAGCAACTGATGATGAAAACTCACACCTTTTTCTAGTGCTGCTTTTGCATATGAGATATCTCCTGTATAATGCTTTTTGATTCTAGAACATGATAGTGCTGGATAATACACAAATTGGTCTCTTGTCATAACTCAATCCAATTAGTAGTGATTTCTGACTTGCTTATCTTGTATTTACCTGTTGACTTTAGAAAGTTGATACATATCTCTTCAGTCAATTCAAATTTGTGATTTATTACTGGTGTTGATTCAGTTGGTGCATAAATTGGTTTTTGTTTGCTATTGCTTTCTAGATAATCACAAACATCTTTAAATCTATTGAATGATGAATAACTGAATCTATGTTGATTTTTTATTTTTTGCATATAGCAGCATCTTGAATATTTTGCTAGTTCAGAAAATTCTTTCTCAGTTAGATTGTATTTTATTCTATATTTTTCAAACATATCTACAATCTCAAAATGATTTAATTTTGTGAAATCATAGATTGATGAGTGACCATTTAGCATCACTTTATCTTCAATAGTTAGTTGTGTGTTCATTGGTTTTTGATTTATGATATTTATGCTTGAAAGATTTAGTTTTTTTGAACCTGTCAATACGATTTCATTTAGTCTCATAGATTATCTTATTACTTGAGTTTTATGTTCATAAATTTCAATTCCATCAATCTTCACTACACCGCACTTCTCCATAGATTTTGCTAGTGGTGATAATAAATCTTGATAGTCTAATGCTTCTGCTGCAAATAAGACATTTAGAACCATTGACCAATTTACTTCACCACAGATTCTTGCTTTCTTTGTTATTCTGATGTTCTTTGGCTGCTCTGTATTGATGCTAATTGCTTGGTCAACAAAGTAACCTGCAAGAGTATTAAAGACATCAATTGGCGCATCTTTTAGTGCTTCTTCTGATTCAATTCTCAATTTCTCATTTGCTTCTTTTTGAATTCTCTCAAGTTCTTGATTGTATGATAACATCATAGACTTTGCAGATTCAATGTACATCTTGAGTGATTCAGTTGCTTCTTTCTCCACATCCATTATCTGCTTCTTGTATGCATCAATAGGAGTGGTTACGTATTTACGCATTGATTCAATTGATTTAACGACTTCATTTGCCAATTTGATAGTATGCTCAGTAATGTCATAAGATAGTCTATCTTCAATCTTAGATGGTGCATCTTTGATTAGTTGTTGAGTCTTGAGAGTATTTGAATGATTTATCACTTCATAAAGTGAATCAATCTTGAGTGTTAGTTCTGCTTTCATAGTAAGAGTTTAAAGGAGAGATTTTTCACTCTCCATTGATTAATTAAAATGGTAGTTTTGATGGGTCTTCTGAGTCTCCCTGCATCCAATCGAAATCACTTGGATTAACATTTTTCTCAAATACAAATGTTGGCAGTGGTTGAATCGGTGGATAGTTTGCTTCCATTTGAGCATTCATATATGCAATGAACTCATCACTTTGTTTTATCTTATCTTGAACAAATTCAGGCAACTTTCTGAATGCTTCCATGTCAGGTTGTTGTGTTGAGAATACTAGTGATGGATTAACTGCTGGTGGACATATCATACCTTTAGGAACAGGTGTGATAGTTTGAATGTTAGCATATGTCTTATCTCCACTCTGTTTGTGTATGATATTAACCATGCATTCTTTTCCTAGTAGATTGAAGATATTGAATGACTTTGCTTCATCATCATTTAATTGTTTGCCAAGCATTGAGTGAACATCTTTTCTAAGAGTTGACTTTTCATGCATTGAAAGAGTGTACATATTTCTAGCATAGAATGGCTGCTCACCTTTTTGTGTGTCAAAGATTGCAGTCTCTAGTGGAAGTTCAAATAGTATCTGCACTTTGCGTTTTTTTCCTGCAAATTGACCGCCTTGTTCTGTTGTACCTAAATCAATGATTTGATAGATACGTGCAAGATGCATTCCTTGAGGTGCAATCTTGTTAGTGTAGTTTGATTCGCCTCCGATTGGAGCATTTAGTGTTGGTAACATAGTAATTGAATTTATTGGTTAAAAATTAAAGTGATTTAAACATTGTGTGAGTTGCATCTTGTAGTTTTGCCATTGCTTTATCAAATGCATCAACATACTCTTCTGTTGTGACTGCAACATAGTCACGATAGATAATAGGTACATTGTGATACTCTTCTTTGTGAAACTGACGAGCCATAACGGCACAATTAGAATCGCATCGGGTGAAGATACCACTATAGCAGCCATCGTTTACAATTGAGACCATTGAGCCGTTCAGATGGTCATAGTGAAAGTAGGTGTTACCTTCTACAAGTTTGAAAATAGTTGATGTGTTCATAGTACACGAATTTAGAATTGATTGATTAGAAAATTAGTTGATTAAAAGATTGTAGTTGTGGTAATCATATTATATGAATTTAGATTGATTAGAAATTTAGAAATAAAAAAATATAGGGAGACCTGAGCCTCCCTTAGTTGATTAGTTAAATGTATATTCTGAAATGCATTCTACACCTAATATTTTGCAATACATTGATTCAAGTGTATTAATATCGCAAGTATTAAATAGTCTATATAGACAGCTAAAATGTAGATTATAACTTTCTATGCTATCAATAACATAAGTTAAATATTTAGCATAATTTAGTTTTTTTGCTGGTGTTGATAAATCAATTTGTGTCATAATGATTGAATAAGTGAGTGAGTGATTGATTAGTGAATTAGTATGCAGCAAATGTAGAACTATATTTTGAATCTGCAATACATTAATCAAAATAATTGCATTTATTTTTATTTGCATTTCGCAACTGCTTGATATTCTGATACAAAACTTTACTATTTTGCTATTTGACTACTGATAGTGATACCTAATAATGCACCTAAACCTATCTTAAATGCAGTAGATTGATACCATTTAGTCTCCTGTTTGACATAGATATTAGATAGATTGCTTATTGTCATAGTAGGATTGTCTATATGCAATCTCACTACACTATCAGATTTTCTAATTATACGATTAATAAGACCATCTCTGAGTGTATCTCCTACAGAATATGTCAATGTACCATTTGATACTATTGAATCAATTACAAGCACTCCTAGAGAGTCTATTTGACCATCTATAGAATACCAATCATTATAATCATTAAAAACTATAGGCAACTTCATATACTTACTTGAATCAATTGTGATTGGTTCTGCTAGTTGAATCTTTGTCTTGACTATTGTTTTGTACTTTATCTTGACTACTTCTTTAGCATTGCGAATATTGAGCAACTTGATTGCAATGTCTTTATTATCTATCTCATTTTGATAGTTGACTGCTTGACTGATTAACTTACTACTATCTGATAGATGCTGCAATTTGTATGATTGCACTTCTTCTTTAATCTTTCTGTAATCAATAGTCAATTGTCCATTAGTACCACAAGTATGAATGAAAATGAGCAGCATCACAATACCAAACACAATCATTAGAACTTTATCTACAGAGTCAAATTTATTTGATTGCATAACCACCTATTAAACTAATGAATTTTTGCCACTTGATTTCAAAGCAAGACTTGTCTCTTAGATTGCATCTCAATACATTCTTTGCTACATAGATTGGCATCTCTCTTTCACATACATAGTGCTTCACGACATTTAGAAGTCTTTCATCTGCTTCTTCTTCATCCATCGGTAGCATTGAATCTCTCATAATTGTCTAGTTGCTTTCTTAACTAGTAAATGAATAGACTCATCAAGTTTTTTCATTGAATCATCAACCATTTTTAGAAGTTCAGTTTGCTCTGAATCTTCCATCTTACCATCTTTATCAAGCAATAACTTAACAACTCCTGCAACTGATGTCAATGGTTGTCTTAATTCATGTGAGAGCATAAATCTAAACTCTTCTAGAAGTTGCTTCTGTTTCTCATGTTCGTGTGATGTGATACTTGTCACATCTGTGATTTGAAATCCTATGAAATGAAGTGAACCAAGTATAGCATAGCAATTCCATAAGTTCCATCTCAATCCACTATTTTTCTGCTTTGTTCGTGCATATATTCTAACAGGATTTGGTGATATTTCAAATGCTCTCTTAACAGATGCAACATAATCATC